TTCTTCATGCATAGAAGCCACGATGTCTTCGCCAGTCTGCATTCTTATTAGTTTTATGTTATGCATTTTTGACCTCTATGTTGTAAAACTTATATTTGAATTTTTCTTCGTCATATATTGTAACACGGGATGCAAAGTGTTTCAATGTAAAATTCACATGTTTACCTACACGAAAATCATCTGCTATATCAAAGAGTATCGCTTCTTTTTTGTTATCTCCGATACGCAAGCCTCTACCAATTGACTGTAAGTTTCTTACACGGGATTTGCTCGGAGAAGCAAATACGACATTATGCAAATTCCGTATATTGATACCGGTACTAAAAGTGCCATAAGATGCGACGATGATAGCGTTATTCTCTTTCTCAGTAATGGCACGAACTTGTTCACGGACTTGAACATCTGTTCCACCATACACAAAAAAAACGTGCCTATTACTAGCTTTTTCTTCAATAAGTTTGTAAAGTTGTTTGCCATGTTTTTCAACTAGATTGAATAGCACAAGAGAATTGCCCTCTAGTGATAGTGTAAGATTCCGAATAAATTCATTTCGTGCCCTACTACTTACTATGTATTCTATTTCTTTTTGATAGTCCCATCCACGTGACTGTTTACATATGTCTTCAGAATATTTCAATATCAGACACTTAATTTTAAAATCGGCTAACATCTTATCTTCAATAAGTTTAGCAGTTGTTGTTGACTGATAAACTGGTCCAAACAATCCTTCTAGCACAAGTTTGTGTGTTTGTGTGTCATCAATCGTACCTGTACATCCAATTCTGTATGATGCATTTTTTAATCCAGACATGATGGTAGTCAGAGACTTTGCTTTGAATTGATGTGCTTCATCACCAAATACAAAGTCAAACTGTTCAAAGTATTCTGGTGGATTTTTATAGATTGATTGCCATGTAGTGATCGTAAGAAACTTATCGGTGTTCTTGTCTTTACCAGAATACTGACGATGACAATACTTCTCTGAATCGTAACCATAAGAAGAAAAATCGGAGTACATCTGTTCTACAAGTGATGTTGTCGGAACAATCAATAGACCTTTTTTGTGTTTCTTATGTTGTACATATCTCAAGATGAGATACAGAACCAATGACTTACCCGAACCAGTCGGTGATAATAACAACATTCTTCTGTTCCTAACGGCAGAAATGAATGCTTTTACTTGATAGTCTCTTGCACCCTCTGTTATAATGGTTTTGTGCAGTTCAAGACGATCTATAAACTCTTTAGCTTCTACTGCTGAAAAGTTCTCTGTTGCAGTGATTGCTGAATCAACATCAAACTTATATTCTCTTTCTTTACAAAACTTCTCAATGTATGGCAATAATCCAGAGTAAATTGTATGCGACCGAAGATCAAACAAACGTACTTTTCCATCCCACAGTTTGTTTTTGTATGCAGGCATGAATTGATAACCAGGCACATAAAATTCAAAGTAAGAAGAAAGTTCATAAGCAACACTCTTCTCACAATCAATTCTAATGAACGCTTCGTTTTGCTTTCGTAAAATTAAATCAAACACCTTGAATGAATTTTTCCCATTGAATATAGTCTCTAAGTTGAAATGTCCTAGAGTTCAGTTCTTTTAGAATCGCTTGGCATACTTCCACAATTTCTTCATGTAACAGTTTCCGAGCAAGATACTTATTGATATCTTCATCTGCTTCTAAGTATGTATTGATCTCTGATTTGATGGTGTAAGGAAATGGATCCCAACCACGTTGTTTCAATTCTTCACTGTCAAGTTTGCCAGTGTAATATTCCCACTTCAGTTTACGCCATTTATTGTATTGAAATTCGGCTTCTTTAGCTAATAGCCTATGTGAAGAAAGAATGTTTAGATATTTGGAATGAAGCTTTGGAATATCAATCAGTGCTTTACCAGGTTCGGTCCTATCAATAATAGAATCCGTTGCCCACATTTGTAATAATTCGTCAAGTTTGCTCATAGTCTACCTCCGTATTAGGAGTATATCACATTTAAAATAATTTTTCTACATCATAATAGGTAAATCTGAAAGTTACGTCTGCTGTAACAATTGATTCTGGAGTATCTGTTGATGACAAAATAAAGCCAGATACAGAAATTGGAAATAAATCTTTGAAGTTAAAACGGTAATATGGTTTATTTGATGCAGAAAGAATTGTTACAGAACCATCTGCATATTGTGGTGTAGCTGATGCTTGTGCGCTAGTGAATTGAGAAAGTTTACCTAAAGACTGATATTCTTCATATTCGGTAGGGAAAGTCATAGCACGAAGCCAATCATGAACTTCTAACCAAGCTAACATTTCAGCATCAACAATAAATGTGATGTTCAGTACATCATATATTGTTTTTTCACCAGGCGCATATAATTCAACAAATGGATTATGCACAGGAATCTCTGATGTAGAGATACCAGGCAACGAAATTGTTTGAGAAAAATATTGTAGATTTGGCGCACGTGGAAAATTCAACGTAAACTTGTTAGGTTGAATTGAATTTGGATTTATTGGATTTCTATTAAGTGCTGTCATATGTGTATTTATAAGACAAAAAAAGAGACACCCGAAGGTGCCTCTCTAAATCCCACTCTAGGGTGGTTATTTAATCACATCAGGTTGGCAATTCTAAATCCGCGATAGTAGTTGTTTGTCTGAGAATTCAGTGCGCCTAAACCTTGATCAGTACCTTCAGCAAATGGGTTAGCAACTAGACCGTAACGTGTCTTGAAGCCAATCTTTGGCTGGAATGTACCAGTATCAACTGCACGAACCATTTGCAGAGGAACGTATGGGCAGTAGAACATACCTGCGTCATAAGCATTCGTACCTTTGTACCCAACAACTGCGAACTCTGATGTTGAGCCGGTTGGGAAGTATGGATCGATGTAGACTTTGATACGACCGAAGATTGTACCAGCAAATGTATTACCAGTATCGTCAACTGTCAGTGATACTTGACCAGCAAGTGCTGAGTTATAGTCAAGAATACCAGACATCGCCAAAGCCGACGCTACGTCTGAGGAACAGATAACGATGTTACCTTTACCACGACGGGTTGTCTTAGCGATTTGGTTTGCTTCACGCTCAATCTGGAATGCAAGACCTTTGATCTTTTCAACCATCCAACGACCGTTTGAGTCTGTGTCAAGGTTGAATGCACCCTTAGTTGTTGTACCTGCTTGGCAACCCGGCTTTGCAATCTTGTAGATTGTACGGATAACTTCACGGTTGATTTCAGCAAGAATTTCTGCGGACAGAATGTTAGCCAATTCTGTTTCAGCGTCAAGACCATGAACTGCTTTCAAGTCTTGTGCAAGTTCCATTGAGTATTCTGCTTTCAATGCACGTGTACGTGCTGTAACAGTAACTTTCTCAATTGAGAATGCCATTTCTTGGAATGTGTTACCAGTTGCACCGTCGCCCAATGCTTCAGCAGAACCAGTAGTCATTGCGCCTGTAGGAGCAGCGTTACCAGTAAACAGATAGTCTGTTGTGTTACCAGAAATGCTCATTGAGGAAGCAACGATTGCACCGTTAGCACCAGAGAATGCTGTGTTAGCTTCGTTGTAGAATGCTTCTGTACCGCTCTGACCTGCGTAACGTGTACGCATTGCAAAGATAAGACCTGTAGGGCCTGTCATTGGCTGAACGCCGCAAACATCGTATGCAATCAGGTTAGGAAGTGAACGACGAACTAAGCTGATAAGAATTGGATCAAAACCAGCAACTGGGCCTGCAGCAGCAGCACCACCACCAAAACCGCCTGTACCAGCAAAGTTTGTTGGTGAACCTGTTTCTTGCAGCATACCAGATTCTTTGATCATTTCTGTAGCCTGGTTTTCCAGGATAACTGCTGTAACCGCTTTACGGTATGGATCAGCAATTTTTGGGAGGTCTGGGTGGTCCAGGACGCCTTCCCATTTGTTTTGTAGATTTTCAGACAAATACATCTTTGTATCTCCTTTGATTATTATTAGATTTTTGTTTTAGAAATTGCTTGCATGACTGATGCAACATAAGGATCTGAAGAGACCTTCTTATCGTTACCATCTGTGTCATCAACTGTTTCGTGAAGTTGTGCTGCATTGGCTTTTTTCATGCCAGATGGAAAGTAATTCTCACGAATTGTTTCAAGTTTTTCTACGAACTCTTCCTCTGTGGAAAATTCTACACTCTCTGCGAGTGCTTTAATCTTTTCAACTTGAGTTGCTGTGAGACCTTCACACACTTCATTTACTAGTTGTACTTTAACTGCTTCAGTAAGTTGTTTCTTATACTGAATGTTAGTTTCAATTTCTTCGTTCAATTTTTCTTCCAGCTCTTCAACCTTATAAGCAAGTTCTTCTACAAGGTCAACTTTGTCTTCTGGAACATTGATATAGTTTTCAGCAAACAGATTACGTAGACCAGCAATAAAGTCTTCAGTGATTTCGGAACGGAGACCGCTTTCAACTGCGATTTCGTTATCATCCATCCACTGCTCAACAACGTAGTTGAGGTAATCGTCTACTTTTTCTGTTAATTCTTGTTTGATAACTTCAACAGCTTCAACTAACTGACCAGCATATTCTGCTTCCAGTTGTTCTTGAATTTGAGCAACACGGTCAAATACACGTGCTTCAAAAATAGTAGCTGCTCTTGAT